ATACTATTGATAAAAAGATAAGAGATCAAATGGAACTTGTCCTCAACAGGTATGGAGAACTTATGGTTGCTAATATCATACGTATCCTACGTGAAGAGGACAAAGTTGCATCTGGTAAACTTATAAAAAGTTTCAACTACAAAATTGTAGAAGATGTTGGTACACTCCAACTACTTATTGAGAGTAGTGCAAACTATTCTGATATTGTAGATGTTGGTAGAAAAGCAGGAAAACAACCTCCTCCATCAGCACTACAAAAGTGGATGAATCAGAAAGGTATAAAAGGAAATGCTAAATCTTTATCTTTTGTAATTGGTAGAAAGATTGGAAGATTTGGTATTAAAGGTGTATTCTTCAACCAGCGTACACTTGATAAGTATCAGAGAAATCTAATACAAGATTTAAACAACCTGAAAGGGTTAGATTCATTGATAAATGAAACATACATCATAAACTTAGGAAACAAATTTTAAAATTATGGCACTAACAATTACTAACCAACCTGAAGAAGATAATATCTACTTATCTGGTAATAAGATATATTTTAAAGTAACCTCTACTCTTAGTGGTAATGATAATTTTACATACAAAGTAGAGGTTTTCATCAGATCTGTTACAGGTAGTTATGGAGATCCCATTATTCTATTAGTTCCACCTATTGGAACTAATGGTGCATTAGAGTTAGACCTCTCTGATATTTACTATAGTATTGATTTTGCTAAATATACCAACTATACGAACTATAATGTAGGTAATATCACTAATGGTGTGTACCAAAGTTATTTACAGATTAGTGAGGTAACATCAGGGGGTGCAGCTACAGCTACTACAGATTTCTTTATTGTTGATGGAAAAGTAGATTTGAACAATGTATTAGCTGCTAATAACTTCGATCAACACTATGTTGCAGATCCAAGTCAACCCTCTGATAAACTATGGTTAACAGATGCACCTGATACTATTGAAACAAACACTGTTCAACTAGAATTTGTTACTAAAGCAGATTTAATTGATGCTGTTACATTTCAACCATTTTCTAATGATCCATTACAAGATACAATTGAAGGATATGATGCACAGTACGATGAGGGAGATTTATCAAATGCAGAGTTCTTTTTTGATGATATAAATGGTTTTCCTACCCTAGAAACATCTGCTAATGGTAGAGGTGATTTCAACAGCTTAGGATATACTACTATTTTTTGGACAACATTTTCAACTATTCCTTATTCTAGTGGTTTTGGTGATCAACTTGTAACATTACAACTGGATAGTCCATCAGGAGACTATTTCTTAGATACTATCAACTATCCTGCTTTTACTGGATATAGAATTTTATTAGTTGGTGGTAATCAAGATAAATCACAATGGACTCCTATTGATGAAATTTTTGTAACAGATGGTGGTACACCCACTCAAATTTCTACTATTTCAGCTCCATCTTTACCTATTGATATCTTAAATCAATTTTCATACTTAGGTTTCTTGTATATTGCACGAGATATTGATGATGTACCAACAGATAACCCATTTCCTATTAGAATTGAGGTAATTGATCTACAAATTGAAAGAGCTGGTGAGTATTTTGTAAAATTTGAAAGACCAACTACTGGTTTACCTGCAGAATATATTAGATTTGGTAATAATACTAAGAGAAATTATATTATAACAGAAACTACAACTACACCAATAGAACTTACAGTTGTTGACAACAATTTACAACCATTAGGTAGAACTATTACAGCAGTAAAACCTTGTCAAAAGCTTAGAAAAGCTGATGCTGTTCTAATTCAATTCCAAAATGACTACGCTAGTACAGAATATTGTACAATGTATGAGTTGGAAGCAGAAACATTCTTGGAGAGATTGAATATTATTAAACCATTACCAGCAAATTACACATATCAGGATAGAGGTAGTAAAACACTCACTACAACTAGCTCAAAAACTAGAACTTTCGTCACTGATTTCATTACAAAAGATGAAGCAGATTGGATGTTGCAGTTGGTTCGCTCCACTTCTGTTGGTATTGTTAGTGAAGATTTGTCAGGTGATAATTATGTTTTACCAATGGTAATCACAACGGATAGAGTTACTAGAATGAATGACTTACTTACACCATTATACCAACTAAGAGTGGAAATGGTTGAAGCAAATACTCTATCTCTAAGATAAAGTAATGTTTTATGAAAGGTGCTGAACTTTATATTTATACCACCCAATGGGAGAAGTTAGATTTGTATGGTAATGAGGTGATTCAATTAACCAAACAGATTGCTAATATTGATGAGGAATCCTTCAGACAATCTAATTTCTCCCTTGATTTTGATACACCTTTGACAAAAAGAAATCAAAGGGTATTTGGATATGTTGATAATGTTAATTCTAGACAGCTTTATACAGGTTATGATACCAACTTTATCACATTTGATACTGATTCATTTTGGGATTTTGATACCACTGTAGTAGGTAATACCTACAAATGGCAAGGTGATACTAAACAATTTGTTGTTAATCAGGAGGTAAAAATCACTTGGTTACCTAATGAACTCTCTTATTACATTGGTACTATCACTTCTGTTGACCCAATTAACAACACCATTGACATTAAAATTACCTACAAGAGTACTAGTACTAGTGTATTTGCTCCAGGTGTACAACCTGATTGGCAAATTAATATCATCTACCTTAATACCCTCAAATATCCAGCTATTGTAATGAATAATGGCTACTTGGTATCTAAAGGGTTTATTGAAATCAACACTATTACTAAAAGAGTACAAGATACATCTGTAAATATTACATTCTTTGGTGAACAGTTAGATTTCTTCTTGAAAATGGATGGTGGATTGAGAGATTTAGATGTATCAGATACAAATGATGTAGCTTGGGATGCTCTAACAATTACTACTTCCAATAATTTTTATCAATTCTCATTAGAAGATCCTATAGGTGAGGTAAACTCACCTGTTTATTGGGGTTTTGTAGATTATGCTGACCATATTGATATTACAGATATTGATGTAAATAATACAACAACAGGTGTTGTAAAGTATAATAGAGGTGTAATAAAAACTGAAAATTTAACAGTATCAGATGCAGTACTATTAGGTACAAATGTTATTGGTAATTTTTATGGTAATAGAGGATTGTACGTAGGACACGATCTTTTACCCTACTTTAAAACAAATTATCTTGTAAATAAATGTGTAGAATATGGTGGTTACACATTAAATGTAGCTGATTCTACATTCTTTACTACCTTACCATATAGTGCATCAATTCTTATTCATAATGATATTAATGAAAACAATGGTAGTTTCCCTTGGTTGATGAAAAGTAATAATGATGAGGTTACAGTATCAGAAGATACACTTACTTTTACAGCAAATCCAGCAACATCAACTAGAATATCAATTGGTACAAATCTATCTACTACATTGGGTTTAAATGGTTATCAAGGTGGATCTATTACACCTTTATCTTTAGAAATATTTAACTCAAACTCAAGTGTTATTTTAAATGATACAATTGAATTTACTATTAAAGAAAGAGATCAAATTGTAATTAGGAGGGTGAGAGATGGAATCACTGTAGCTACTTTCAATCCAACTACAATTAGTAATCCTACTACTGGTGAATATGACATTTTAACACCTAATGCTACTATTAATAATTCATATGAGTTGTTTGATGGTACAATAACTATTCCTGCAAACTCAATATTAGAGGAAAATGAAGAATTTGTAGTTGAATTTGTATCAAATTCTATCTTGGGTGCTGGTGATTATACAGGTGCTGCATACAATTCAAATAATGCATACTCAGGATTTCACGTTAGAAACTATGGTTCTTATCAACCAGTTATAAATGTTGAAAGTGGTGAGTATGCTCAAGATATAAACAACCTATTATTAGGTGCTACTCCTGAAACTCCAAATAGATTTGTTGATAATGATAAAGATTCAAGAAATACAGGTACTGTTTTATCAACTTCTGTTAACTCTGTTGCACCAAACTCATTTGACTACACTGATGGAAGGGTGAATTATGAATTAGGTAGAATCAAAGCACCATTTTTACAAAATGAGGTTAAATTTTACATATATTTAAAAGTTAGTTATAATGCACTCGTAACAATTACTCCATCAAGTGTAGCAACATTTACAAGTAGAAAGTATGTAAAAACAGGAGACTTCCAAATTAGATTGTCAGAAGAAAGTCCAAAATTCAACTATAAGAAAGTATTACCAAAAAATTTAACTATTGGACAATATTTATCCAATATTATCAAAACTTATAACCTAATGTTTGATGTTGATAATCAAACTGGTGTAGTAACAATGGATAGATTCCAAGATTTTTATGCTGATGGTAATGCTATAGATCTATCAAATAGTTTAGATTTATCAACACCTATTGAAATTGAGCGTGATCCCAAGATTAAATGGTTAAATAAAACATTTGTAGAATCAAATGATTATCAAAATACTAGATATGTAGATTATTACAAAGAAAATCCACTCAAATCTGGTGCTGATTTAATATATGGTGCATCAGAAAGATTGTTCTCTCAAAAGAATAACATTAATAAAGTTATTGAGAATGAGTTTATGCCTATTATGTACTATTCAAACCTTAGTTTGTGTACAGTGGATCGTACAGATAAAACCTTTAGACCATATGATAGATTTATCACTACACCATTAACAGGATATTTTGATTCAGAGGGATCAACTATTGATGGTACATTTAGATTAATAAAGAAAACAGATACAAATCTAACATCTATTGCATTTCCAAATGTATTAGAAACTGCAAGATTTAACCCTAATGGTCAACTAATCCTAATTGATGAATATCCTACTAATAGTGGTATTGGTATTTTCTTCTCATTTTTTGGTAATACATTAGCTGCTGTACAAGATACCACCAAATATGATTATCTTATACTCACACCAGAGGTAGATGCTGAAACAGATATTTTCAATGGAGCACAATTCTATTCAGTAGGTCATATGTTTGATATTATGAATACTAGTCTTTTAGGATTGGATACTATTTCACTTACTTATAGGTACGATGAAGCATTATATCAACAAGATATGGGCATTGTATCAGAACTTATTACAGGATTACCAGGTATTCCTTCTCTTTTTAAAAGAGATATTAATGGTGTTTGGTATTGGACTGGAATTAATTATAAGTATACAGGATTTGCAAATGAAGCCTACCCATTACTATTCTCAAGAGAAAATGTGATTGACTTAACAGAAGCATACTTCTCTGAATTTGAGGATGACTTGGATCCATCTATCAACGTGTATAATAAAGTAAAATGTAGGGTGTTTTTGACAAGTAAACAATTAGCAGAGATTAAGTTGAATGATAGGATTCTTCTAAACTTTGGTAAGGGTGAGGGAGCTTACTACAGAATCAATAAATTGTCCAGTAATCTAGACGGTAATAACCCTACTACTTTGGAGTTGATTAGATTAAACAAATACTAAGATGATTGATATCAAGCAAATACTACAAGGATATGGCAGGCTTCTATCAAGTGATATGAAGTCTGCTATTCTTGCAGAAGAAAGACAAAAACTTTGTGCAGAATGCCCATTTAAGACATTAGCAAACACTTGTAGTAAATGTGGATGCTACATACCAGCAAAAACTAGAAGTGATGCAGCAGAGTGCCCTGATGGAAAATGGGGTGCAGTAAAATTGAATGAACTATAACTCTATTTTAAAGAAAAATTCGTATGGCTAATAATGTAAATATTAAAGTAACAGTTGATGATGCTGCGTTGGAGAAATTAACCAACAAAGCTCAACAATCTGCTAAGATTATACGTGGTGGATTTGATATTGCTACTGGTGCTGCTGCTATCTTTGGAACAAAGTCTGCTGAAGCTATGGAAAAATTAGCCAACAGGAGTATTCTTGTAGCTAATAGTTTCAATGGTTTAGAAGATTTGATTGAGGGATTAGGTAAACAAGAGGGATTCCTAAAAGCAGCCCAAAAAGTAGGTATAGGTAAGCAAGCTGTAGAGGGATTTGCTGCTGCGTTACCTGGAATTGGTATTGCTGCAGCAGTTGTACTTCCTTTAGTTACAGAATATTGGGATGACATTGCTTCAGCAATAGGAATTTCTACAGAACAAACTTTATTGAATTCTGAAGCTATTGGTAAGGCTGCTGAAAAATTTACTTCTTTAAAAACTGATGTAGAGGTATTAGTTTCTGAGTATAATAATTCTAATACTTCATTAGAAAGACAAAAGGAGATAGTAGGTGAACTATCTGAGATAAGCCCTAATTACTTCAATACAGCTATTTCTAATACAGAACAGCTGAAAGCTGCACAAGATCAATTTAATGCAGCTATAATTCAACAAATAACTCTAGAATCAAGTAAAAGTTTAATAGCTGAAAAACAGAAAGAGTTTTTAAATGAAAATGTTCAATTACTTCAAGATATTGCTGCTTTAGAGGCTAGAGATCCTAAGAAGTTTCCTGCTTTAAATGAGGCTCAGAGAGAAGCAGATAGAAAAAATGCAGATAGATTAAAAGAGTTAAGATCTCAGTTTAAAGAGAATGAAAGATTGTTCCAAGGAGAAGTAACTGGATTATTAAACATTGCAACAAAAGCTTCTGGTAATTTAGATAAATTGGGTGGTGATGTTACAAAAAAAGCTATAAAAGGAGTAGCTAAAACTGCTAAAGAAACTGCTAGAGAGGAATTGGATTTACCTTTACTACAAACTTTAATTCTTGGAGAAGGTACTCTAGAAGAACCCTTGCCAGAAGAGGATAAGAAGAAATTAGCTAATGCTATATCATTATCTTTGTTGGGTGTTACAGAAGAAGTTAGACAACAACAAAAAGAAGATAATAAACCTTCACCATTAGTAGATCTTATAATACCAACTGAGCAAGAAATTACTGAGTTAGACCTTACTATTGGTGAGAGAGCTCAATTTATTGGTAAAAAAATAGAAAAATTCTTAAACTCTGAAGCATTTCAACAAAGTTTTGCTGTATTTAACAATATTACTAGTGCTATTTATGATAATTTACAGATGAGATTGGATGCACTCTCCACTGAAAAAGAGAAAGCATTAGCAATGATTGATGATTTTGAAAAGCAAGCATTAGAGAAAGCTAATGATAATGAGTTGGAGAGAGTGAGAATTCAAAAGGATGCTAATGCTAAAAGGTTAAAAGCAGAGGAAGAGTATGCAGCAAAAGAGAAAGAACTCAGAAAAAAGCAAGCAGACATCCAATTAGCTGTTACTATTGCTCAAATTCTTGCTACACAAGCAAAAGCAATCACTGAAGCTATTGCTGTTGCTCCTCCTTTAGGGTTTATTTTGGCTGGTTTAGTTGGTACTGCTACTGCAATTCAACTCTCTACTGCTATTCAACAGAGAAATCAGATTGCAAAATTAGCACAAGGTGGTACTCTTTTTGGTCCATCACACGCAGAAGGTGGTATTAGAGGTACTGGAGCTTTTGGTGGTATTGAAGTAGAAGGTGGAGAGATGATTATTAACAAGAGAAGTGCTAGAATGTATGGTCCACTTTTGAGTAGAATTAACCAAGCAGGAGGTGGTGTACCTTTGATTCCTACAAAAGCAGCAAATGGTGGTGTATTACCTGGTTCAATGATGAGTGATCTAGATTATGACAGATTGGCTTCTGCTATTGCTGCTACACCTGTTAGAGCATATGTAGTAACACAAGATATTACTGACTCTCAAGATAAACTTAATTTGATTCAGCGTAAAGCAAATCTATTCTAATTACTATTTTAAAATAAACATTATGAACATAAAAGTTTACGAAGCATTTCTTGATGAAAACTTTAAAGGGGTATATGCATTATCTTTTGTTAATAAACCTGCTATGCAGGCTGAGTTCTTCTTATTGAGTGAGATTGAAGATTTTGATGAGAATGAAATCAAACTTAGTGTATTAGATGAAGAGAAAAAGATTGTTGTTGGTGCTATTGCAATACCAGATAAATTGATCTTGAGAAAAGATAGATTTGGTACACCATTCTTTGTCTACTTTACTGAACAAACTATCAGAGATTCTGCTGCACTTACATTCAATAACGGTGCACTTTTGAACAACAATATTGAGCACACCTCAAAGAAATTAGAAGGTGTACAAGTATTAGAAACTTGGGTGATTGATGACCCTGAGAAAGACAAAGCAAACCTTGTATATGGTTTTAATTACCCAAAAGGTACTTGGATGGCTTCATATAAGGTTAATAGAAAAGATGTATGGAATGATATTAAATTTAAAAAGATCAATGGTTTCTCATTAGAAGGTCATTACAACACTAAGTTTTCCTACTATTTGAGTGATTTCAAACTAAGTCAAGAGAACTTCAGAAAAAGTATCATTGGTAAGAAGATTGAACAGTTACTAAACACTCATAAGATTAAATTTTTGAACTTTATTGCAGAAAGTGAGATTGAAAAGAGATACAATGACTTCTATAGAAATGTCAATATGACATTAGGTGATATGGAAAAGTGGTCTCAATCACCTTGTTCAAGATTAGCATCATTGGATAGAAAACCTGTTGAGAGAGTAATCAAATTATTATCAACACCAAAGAATCTTTGGGGATTAGATGAATACACAGAAGCAGGTAAAGTAGTATCATTCATCCAAAGAATGAAGGAAAACTCAGCAGGTGCACCAGCAAGTGATGAGTGCAGAATGTCAAAAAGAACTATCTCTCTATTGAATTGGGGGTACAATCCTAATGATAGAATGAAATTCAATGAAGAATGTGATAGTTGTTTGGAGTTAAAATTACCAGAACCATCATTTTCTGAGAATGAGAGTGAGTTTGTATCAAGATGTATGGGTGATAATACTATGCAATCTGAGTTTCCAGATGAACAACAGAGAGCTGCTGTTTGCTACGCACAATTTAGGAAATAAGCGGACTTAGGGAGTGGATTAATATTTTCTTTAAGGGATCCTATTAAGAAATATAACTGGCAATGACACTCCTTTATGCTAATTTGGCAGTCTTTTAGGCTGCCATTTTTGCTTATATCTGACATTTTGGCAGTTAGAATAAAGGATGATTACAAACTTTCTATATATAAGGTAAATATTTTACTATGGCGAATTCTATTTTAGATCGTATGTTTATTAAACTTAGTGAAATGTTGGATAATTCTATCAAGTTGGCAGAGGTTCAGTTGGAAAATGGATCCTCTCTTACTCAAGAATCAGAAGAGTTCATCATTGGTGATCTCATCTATGTTCAAGATGTAGAGGGAAATGTTGTTCCTGCTGAAGTTTCAATGTCTTACACAGCTATTGATGGTACAATTTACACAACTGATGAAAACGGTGCGTTGGCTTCTATTTCAGCACCAGAAGTTGTAGAAGAAGTTGAACCTGTAGTTGAAGAAGGTGACCAACCTGGTGCAGAGGAAGTAGTAGAAGTGATTGAAGCTGCTGAAGTTGAAATCACTGTTGAAACTCCCACTGAAGAAACAGTAGCTGAAGAGAATTCTGCTGCTATTCACGAGGCTCAAATGCAATCAATGATTGCTGCTATTGGTGAGCTTATGAATAGAGTGGAAAGCTTAGAAGCTAGAGTTGCTGAATTATCTGGTATTACTACTGAGTTGTCTAAACAACCTGCAGCACTTTCTTTGAGTGCTATCCCTCAAACTAATGAGAAGCCACTTTCTCGTGAAGAAGCAAGAATTGCTAGATTAAGAGCAATGGCTGAACAAGAAAAAAACAAAAACTAAAAAACCCTAAAAAAATAAAACTATGAATTTAAAATTCTCTGCAAGTTATAGCTCAATCTCCAAGTATGTTGATGAGTTGTATGATGGCTTCGTGCCCTCAGTAGTTGGTAAAGCTCGTACTACTGAATTTATTACTGTTGTACCTGATGTTAAGTACAGTAAAGTTGTTCCTACTGTTAACTCAACTGTAGACTTCGCTGATGCTTCTTCTTGTGCTACTTTTGACAACAATGGTACTACTGCTGTTGTTGGTGTTACTTTGACTACTTCTTATTTGAAGTATGAAGAGAAGTTGTGTTTGAATGAAATGGAGCAGTACTACTTTGGTCAGTATATGACTAAAGGTTCTGATCAAGAGTCTCTTCCTTTTGAGCAAGCATTTATGGATGAGAAGATGGGTAAGTTGGCTAAGAAATTGGACACTATCTTCTGGCAAGGTAATACTACTCCTTCTATCACTGGTATTCTTTCTCAAGTACAAACTGGTGGTATCAACGTAACTGGTTCTTCTTTCGCAGTTTCTACTGCTGCTAACAATGGTGTTGTTGCTACATTCGATGCAATGTATGATGCTCTTGGTGCAGATATGAAAGGTGAAGAGTTGGTATTGTTCTGTGGACAAGATACTTTTGATAAGTACACTCGTTCTCTTCGTAACTTGAACTTCTACCACTTCACTCCAGATGAAATTGAAGGTGGATCTGTAAGAATGTTTGGTGCTCGTAACGTAACTGTAGTTGCTACTGTAGGTTTGAATGGTCAGAACAAAGCTGTATTGACTAAAGGTTCTTTCTTGATGTGGGGAACTGATTTAGCTCCTACTGAAGAGCCAATCAAAGCTCACTATGACTTCGTATTGGATAGCTTGTTGCTTCGCTACAAAGTTAAGATTGCTGCTGGTATTGCTTTCGTAGCTTCTGCTGTAATTGGACGATAAGGATTAACACTATGAATCAGATTAGGGGAGGCCAGTCCTCCCCTTTTTTGTAAGAAGTAACAGAAAACTTAAAAATTAAAAAATTAAAAACTTAAAAAACTAAAAATATGGCTTGTTCATCTATTACAACTGCTAGAGGACTCGGATGTGTGAAATCCATCGGAGGAATCAAGGGTGTATATTTAGCATCATTTGATGATGTAGATAGTTTTGCTGTTGATGGAGATGGTAAAATCACTGGTTTTACTATGGGTGCTTCTAAGAAGTTCTATCAATACTTAACTGTACAAGAAACCTCTTCTGCAGGTTTCGCACCCACTGCTAACGTACAAAACCAATCTTTGTACTTCAATGAAACTTTGACTTTGGCACTACACAAGTATGATGCTACTCTTCGTAATCAAATCATCGCTATGGCTTCTAATACATTAGTAGCAGTAGTTGAAACTCAATCAGGTGTATTCTACTACCTTGGTGAGAGATCTGGTTTGGATATCAACGGAGGAGAGGGATCTACTGGTACAGCTGCTGCTGACAGAAATGGTGTATCATTGACTTTCCAAGGTATCAATGCTAATCCTCCTCGTGAGGTTGCTGCTGCTGTAGTAGCAGGATCTGACTTTATTCAGGCATAATCTTTTGTATTGTTAATAAAGAAGGTGTATCGAAAGGTACACCTTTTTTATTTGTGTAAAGGAACAACTTTGGTTACATATTTTAAATTAAAAGCTTAATATGTTTACAATTCAATCAACTAATGTGTATAATGCTTACATCACACTGTACGACAAGATCGACACTACAGTGACTGGAGCTACGTACACATATGAGTTGGTGAAGGAAGGTGACACACAAACTGTAGAATTACTAAATGTAACAGGATATTCAACCTACACAATCATTGAGATTGATCCTGTTAATGATGATTTGAGTGCAGGGCAATATACTCTAGTAGTAACAGAAACAGTTGATGCTGTACCCACTGTAATTTACACTGACAGAGTAGATGTTACAATTGAACCTTCCAATACTACATACTCACCAACTGTTACTAAGAAACAGTATAAACCAAATTCGTTATGATGGAACAAAATTCTAAACATTTCTTTAAGTTAGCTGCTGAGAAGTACAATGTACCAAACCCTGTAGAAGGGGTAAAAGGTGGTAAGCAATATGTAACTTGGGGTGAGGATAACTTATGGCCTCAAACAGCTATCAATCTTACTGAAATTTCAACTATTCATAATGCTTGTATCCAAAAGAAACTGGAGTTTGCATTAGGTCAAAAAATTACTTACACTGCTAATGATTCCTTTTTAGCTCAAGTCAATGGTAACTACGAGAATATCATTGATATCTACAACAAGTGTATCTATGACTATATTGTGTACAAAGAGTATGCAATCAATGTAGTATGGTCAAAAGATGGTAAATCCATCTCTATTATGGAGCACGTAGATATGAGTAGAGTTAGAAAGGGTAAAAAAGATGCTTATGGTGACATTACTACTTATTATGTATGTGCTGACTGGTCAGACACAAAAAGGAATGCAATCAATGAAATCCCTGCGTTCAGTAAAGAGGATGCTATTGATGCTCCTTCTCAATTGTTTGTTTTCAGTACGTACAATCCTACTCAACAGTACTACTCAAAACCTGATTATCTTGCAGCACTTGCATACATTTACCTTGATTTTGAGATTGCAAACTTTCATATTAGCAACATTAAGAATGGATTTTTCCCTTCTTTGTTACTAAATCTACGTACACAAACTGACTCTCAAGAAGAAAGAGATGACATTTGGACAGAATTAGCAAGACAATACAAGGGTTCTAGAAATGCAGGAGAAGTTATGGTATCATTCTCTCCAGAAGGTGTAGATGCAGAGCAAATTCAAGCTAATACAAACTCTGAATTGTTTGTTACATTGAATAATATGGTACAACAATACATTCTAACTGCTCACAGAATCACCTCTCCTATGTTGTTAGGTATTAAATCTGAGGGTCAACTTGGAGGTAGAACAGAGATTGTAGATGCAACAGAATTGTTTTTGAATGGTGTTATTATTCCTATTCAAAATCAAGTTATTTCAGGTATTACTAGACTTTTGAAATCTAGTGATTACTCAGTTGAGTTTCATATTGAACAAGTACAACCAGTAGCAAACACAATGAGTGATTCTTTGATGGAAAAAGTACTTACCCAGGATGAAATTAGAGAGATGTATGGTTATGAACCACTAAATACCACCACGGAAGGAGAACAAAACAATGGCTAATATTATTTTACTTGTTGACACTGATTATGTGAAGCAGAACTCTTTTTTGATTGAGAGTATTGAAGAGAAGTACATTGAGATTTCTATTATGAACTCTCAAAGATTGTATATTGAGCCTATTTTAGGTAGTAAATTGTATAAGAAACTTCAAACACTTATTAATGATGATTCCATCAATGCTACTGGAAACACTGCATACAAGAGTTTGTTGGATGAATATGTGGTTCCTGCACTCACTTATATGACAATGTATGAGTGTATTTTACCACTTACTTACAAAGTAACCCCTAAAGGGTTGATTAGGAATAACAATGAGAACTCTGAATTACCATCAGCAGAAGAAATTAGATATCTAAGTGGTCAATTTAGCCAAAGAGGAGAGAAGTTTCTTGAATTATTGAGAAAGTATCTTATGGATGATACATACAATCAGAACTTACCAGAGTACAATTCATCTGATTTACAAAGCTCAGAGGTAGCACCAGATACAAAATCACAATATAAAACTTCTATTTATGTTAAACGTAACAACAGGTGTAGATACGATTTCTAATAACAATACTATGAAAAGCTGGTTAATCTCTATATTGGTGTCAGTTTTGGCAGCATTATCTCCAATTGTACCCTTATTTATTACTGCTACATTGCTTATTGTAGGTGATATGATATTTGCTTTGTATCGAGCCTACAAGAATAATGTACCAATTACATCTAGAAAACTCTCTCAAATACTACCAAAGCTTATCCTATACAATATTGGGATATTATTAGCATTCTTAGTAGAGCAGTACATATTAGTAGGATCAATACCAGTTAGTAAATTAACAGTAGGTGCAATTGCCCTAGTAGAAATGAAGAGTATTGATGAAAGTTTTCAAGCTATCTTTGGATATAGCCTATATTCTAAATTATTAGCAGCAATAAAGAGACCTGAGCAGAATCCTAACAAGTAAAAATGTAGCAGAAAAGATAAAAGGGGCAATTAAGCCCCTTTTTTTGTTACCAATTTGCAAACTTTACTAATTCTTTTCTCTCTTTACTATCAGGTTTGGTATTTCTATACTGATAGATGAACTCACATTTTGGACATCTTCTTCTATTGTTATCTATTAGGATGTTACATCCTTTTGTTTTACAGGTTTTCATATTTTTGTTTGTTTAGTTACATCGTTAAAATCTCCTTTACATACTTTTTCCCTTAACAAAAGGAAAAGAGTATAAAAAAATATAATCTTTCTTTTGATGTAATAGCTTCGATGTGTTTATCAACAAATCTAAGCCTTAAATTAGCAACTTATAGAGTAACAGTGTTTCAGATTGCTCTGATGCCTCGTGTTAGTGATTTAAGATGCTCAATCCTGTATTTCTCAGGGGAGACTTACTTCTTTACTATTCGTTCACTAACTACTCATTACTCACTTCGTGTACTAACAATTTTCGGGAGTATCGGAGAAAACCACTTTCAAGATGACAATAACTAATGTTATTCACTCTACTCGCATAATCCAACTTCTGAGCTGCTAACTATCATTTGACCCTCACAGCTGTCATACCCATACCTTATAGGGTATCTCCCTCGTATTACTGCGCTATAATGCTTTCCATTATAGTGTCTTACGTAAGTTACGGTAGGTTTTTATTTAATTTTAAATGGAGAAAAACCTAACTTGAAAAAACTCATTGAACAATTGATGTTTGACAGACACCTTACTGACCTTTCGATATTCAAATTTACGAAGTAAATTCTACACTGCAAAACTTTTTTTCATATTCCAGTCACTTTTTTGTGTCACTGTAGCAAAAAAGAAACCCTCCTTTTTGGGGAGGGTTGGTCTATTAGTGCTACTAATAGAGGGGTTCTTAGGAACCACATCCTTCACACTGGTAATTACTTCCTGGTGGTGGTTCACTGCTAATACCTAACTTTCTTTCTAGTTGCAATATTTCATCTTTAAGTTCCATCAATTCAAAGAAGTCTAGATTATCTTCTAGTAACCTCTTTCTCAACAAATTTAGTTCATCCATTATAGTATATTTAGTTTTTTAAGTACAATCATTGCAATAACTGTGCAAAACAACCATATTCCTGCTACAATTATCAACCACTTCTTCCAACTTTCCTCTACTTTCTTCTCTGCTACTACCTCCTTTGTTTTAATCTCCTGTACCTCTCTAATAGTTTGCTCTTTCAATCTTACAGTATCATACACTGTTTTGTAGCTAATCTTTACTGAATCTCTAAGATACTTGTATTCGTGTGATATTAGCTGTTTAGAGAGCCTGAACTGTTGTCTTGGGGTAAGACCTTCATTTGGAAGAGAAACCCTGTTAGAAGTCAAATATGAGCTTCCTGCAGTACCACAACTATCTATTTGTTCCATATCATTCTGTTGCATTACCTCTGTACTCCTACATCCTGTAAAAAGTAGCAGAAAAATTAAGTATTTCATCATTAGTTAAATATGTACAATCTCAATTTCAATCTCTTTGTAACCCTCTAATTTTGTCATCAATTGTTGAAATGCTGCCCTACTCATTGATAATCCTTTAAATCCTCTACTTTGACCTACTAAGATGCAACCTTCTGTATCATTTTCAGTGTTACCAGAGTGTATTCTAATACCTTCAAAGAGTGATACATTGAGTAGGAGGGGCATTTTCTTCTTAAATCTCTTTGACATATTGAGGATTACCTTGTATTTACCCTTTGATATTGCTGTTTTAGCTGGTATTTTCTCATTTCTAACTGTATCTTCTAATGTGTAGCATTCAAATTTATCATTGATGTACAACTTACCCATTGTTTTTGAGGGTAAAAATAGATCTCTTTCTAGTCTAAGATTTGCTTTCATAATATTTGTTTTCTTCTAAATAGATTTTGGCTATAAATACTTTATTGAGTGACCTGAAAACTATACATTTTACTTGACATATCAAATATATTAGTTACCTTTACAATAGTTAAGTAATACATTTACAATCTAAACGTTATAGTAAGTATATTACTTGATTCTAAAAAACACAATATGACACCATTACAAATGTTCATCCCCTACGCACTTGAGTTTTTCTCTGAATTAGCAGAGATTTCAGGTGCAAAAAATGTAACCATCAAAGAAGTAACAAAAGAAGGGTTCATTTTCTGTTGGTTAGTTAATGACAAAGACCAACGTATCACACCAATTATTGGTATTAGTAAAGAATTTAACGAAACATCTTTAAACTAAAATATTATGACACACACTATGTTACAAAACATTAAGTTATCTATTGTGGGATTGGTAGCTTTATTCTTAAATATCCCCTTTGTTGTTGGGTTAATGCTTGGTGCAATCTTTTCTAAAGATGAAAGAGACAAAATTGTCTTTGCCTTTGTATCAGTATTTATCATTCTTGCAAATTTTATAAAATAATCAATATGAACAAATTTCAAACTATCTTCAAAGACGTTGATTTTGAAGAGGATGTACACAAGTATTACAATAGAAAAACCAAAGAGGAGTATATCTCTTGTACTACCTACATTTCTAAGTTTAAGAACCCATTTGATCCAGATGGTAGTATTCTTAGAAGAAAAGCTGATGAATTGGGCATCACCCCTGATGAGTTGAGAGGTCAATGGAATAACAAGGCTGCTCTTAGTATTGAGAGAGGTAATGTTTGGCACAAGATTATGGAGGACTACATTAAGACTAACAAAATGCCAGATCCAGAGAAGATGACAAAGTATAACTTTTCAGGACACTTTCAGATGGCTAAGTACACCATTGATACACACCAAAATTGCTACTCAGAGGTAATGTTGTACAATGAAGCTAAAAAACTAGCTGGTACTGCTGACTTGTTGATTGTTAACTCTGATGATACTATTTCTATCAAGGATTACAAAACAAATGCTGAAATCAAGGCTAATGCTTATGGTAAGAAGTTAAAGTATCCACTACAACACTTAGATGACCACACTTTGAACCACTACACTCTTCAGCTAAATCTCTACAAGTATATGTTAGAAGCTAAGGGTTTCAAAGTAAGAGATATGGAGTTGTATCACCTAGACCCTGAAACTGGCTTCATCAATGCCATCCAAATTGATGACAAACAAGAAGAAATTCACTCAATTTTAAAATATCGTTAATATGAAAACAAATGCATTAACATACAAACAATGGTTTGACCAAGAGTACTTCCAAGTACTTAAATTTGATAATAAGGAAAGTAGAGAAGCTTATGATAGATTGCACGCTGACTTTGCTACTGTATTAGTAAGAGAATTTAAACCTGCTACAATGGTAGAATTAGGTAGTGGAATGGGTAGTTTTCTTGCTACTATGAACAACTTAGGTGTAGACAGTGTAGGATATGATATTAATCCTTATCATAAGGAGTTCTTTGATTCAGAGCATAGTGCTTATGCTGATAAATACCAACTAAAAGACTTCACTCACCACGCTGTAAAATTACCAGAAGCTGATATGTATGTTTCTGTTGAGGTATTGGAGCACATTCCAATGGATAAAGTAAAGAAAGTATTGACTAAGATTGCTCCAATTTGCTCATATTTCTACTTCACCTCTACACCTAACAGATTTGAAGGAGATGAGGATTGGGGTCATATCAATGTTAATAGCAGAGAAGAATGGATTGCTGCATTTGAAGAGTGTGGTTTTACCTTCTTGAGAGATGATAGAGCTATTGTAAGCTGGGGTTTAATCTTTAAAGGTTTGAAATAAAATGAAAAAAGTACTTGTTGTAACATCAAATGATGGAGTTGGACTTCATCGTATTATGAATCCATCTATTATGCTTGAAAAGATGGGTTTGGATAAGAAGTTAGGGATTGAATTTTTGGTAATTCCTACTCTAAAACGCACCACACTTGAAGATTTTATTGAAACTACTAAGGAGTATGAGTATGATATGGTATGGTTTAACAGAATCATTCAACTTAATATCTTCGATGGTAAGGTTAAAAGTATAGAGAATGAAAAATTTATGCAATACTTCAAGAATAAAGGTGTAAAGATCCTTATGGACTTAGATGATTATTGGGTATTGAATAAAGAGCACGTAGCATATGAGTTGTACAACAAAGTATTAGCTAAGGAAATCATCCATTGTTTGAAGTATGCTGATGCAGTAACAGTAACAACAGAGCTTTTGAGAGATAGAGTGTTGCAGTACAACAAAAATGTCTTCATTCTACCTAATACTATTGCTCCTGGTAACCTTAATGCTGAGTTACTTGACTCAAAAACACACGAGGGTATCCAATTTGGTTGGGTGGGAGGAGTTACCCACTACCACGATTTGCTACAAATTAAAAAGGGATTACCAACAGATGTACACTACGTTCTTGGAGGGTTTGATAAGAGGTCATTACACGAGTGGAAAAGAATGGAGAGTATCTTTACTAGGAACTACACAATTAAAGGCTCTGAGGAGCTTCTAAAGTGGGATGGTGACAAAAGTATTGATGGTTACACTAGAGTATGTACCAGAGATATTTGGTCATACCTAAGTATCTATGAGAATATTGATGTTGCATTGATTCCTTTGTTAACTAATGAATTCAATAGCTACAAATCACCCCTCAAATTAGTTGAAGCTGCAGTTACTGGTACTGCTATCATTTGTGATAATGTAGAGCCCTACAAACAGTATTTGAAGAATAAAAAGAACTGCTTGTTGGTTAATAATAAGAGTGATTGGGCAAAGCATATCAACACTCTAAAAAACAACCCATCACTTATTACAGATTTGCTATATGGATTGAGGGAGACAGTATTAGAAAACTTCAATTGGATGCACGTTACAGTACACAGAGCAGGTATCTTTAGTTCACTTTTAAATTAAAACAACACACAATGAAAACACTAACTGACCACCGTGAAATCTTAGGAGATGTTTACAAAACCTTTTTGAAGGATTACAAGTACCTAATTAACCAACACGTACATTATGATTTGAGGGATGACTTTGCACAGCACATCTTTGTACAGCTACTAGAAACAAAACCTAGTAAAATTGTAGAGTTGTACAACAAGAATCAACTTAGATTCTTCATTGTTAGATTGATTCTAAATCAAGCTCGTAGCAACACAAGTTCTTGGTACTATACTTACATCAAACCTGATGCAAATGTAGGAGAACTTACTCCCTCAATGATTAATGAACCAGATACAACAGAACTTGAGCTCAACACTCAATTAGAGTGCTTTGAGAGCTACGAAAAGATTAAGGTACACATTGACTGTATGCAATGGTTTGATAAGCAGTGTGCAGAGCTATACCTCTTTGATGGTATGTCAATGTTGAATATTAGCAAAGAGTTGAATGTTAATGAGAGTTTTATCTACCAAACATTGACTAGGGTATTGAATTCTATTAGACGCACACACCTTTACCATAGTGAGTTCTTTAATTTTGAGGATGAATATGATTGTATTGTAGATCAAGTGTCTAAAATTAAGAGTTTACAGAAGATTAACATCCACCTAAGACAACAAATGATGGACTTCTACAACTTCATTCATAAGTTGGATAGAAATGATGTGCATTCTCCTACTTTGATGCAGAAAGTATTTGAATTTTATAAGAAAAATTAGCCATAATAGTATGTAACTGTTCCTCAGAAGAAGTGATTTAGTTTGGTTTTATATTTAATGTGTAGGATATTTACAATACACAATTAAACACACTAAAATGAATCAATTTCAAATCACTGAGAAAATTGGTAGAGACAAGTTCTCCCAATTTGCAAACCAAATGGGTTTCACAAATGTAATTTTTACAAAAGGAAACTATGATCCCACTGATGTTTACTTCGAGTGGAATGGTAAGAGGTACACAGCAGAGATCAAGAGTAGAAATGTAACACACAACAGATACAAGAGTATTATGATGGAGTACAACAAAGCAAAGAAATTATCAGAACTAGTAAAAACACAAAAATTGGATGGTGCTTTCTATGTTAATTTTTTTGAGGATAACAAAGTACTAATGTTTGATATTATGCAATTCTCAACAGATAATGTAGAAATCACCACCATTCTAGCACCTGCTACTACTGCTTCTGCTAGTAGTAAGATTGAAAAAACTTGTTTGCTACTTTTTAGAAATGAAAACTATTGCACAATCAAAAATCTTTAATTATCTTTGAACTATGAAAACAATAACACTATTACTTCTTTCTCTTTTTGTAGCTAGTTGCTCAAAAACAGAGGTTCCAACTGTTGATCCAAATACAGTACCATCTTGTTATGATTTTAACATCACAGCATATCACAAGTGTAGTCCCTCAGCTATTGGTTATCCAAAAACTGAAAAAGTAGTTATCACAAAATGTGATTTAACGCTAGATAGAGCAGCACGGATTGCTGATCTTGGTGGACCCACTGTAGCACCAGCAAAAAGTACTTATGTACAAGGTGGAGTAACTTATACTATCACTGTAACACAACATTGTACTGGTTATACAAGAAAATAATATGTTACCACACTAAAACTTAGTGTTTTATTGTGTGTTTAAGAGGGATGTCAAATGACTCCCTCTTTTTTTATATCTTATTGAAAATGGACTAAGATGGAAAATGTCCTTTTGTGTCTAATAAATTATACAGTTATGGCAAACAATAAATACAACAATGATGATTTGATTAATGAGTTGTACGAGAGAAGATTTAGAAAAGGTCACAGCGTTAAATCTTTGCTACAATTCTTGATGGGAGAGTTAGAATATAGTAAGAGTGCAGCTTATGAGTGGGTTAGTAAACTCAATGATGCAATTAGTGAGCAGAACAAGGAGATTAGAACTGATGCAATGAATGAAAGTATCAACAGATGGGAGGACTATGCTCAAAAATGCTTAGAAGAAGATGACTTAAAGAACTATGCTGTTGCTTTGAAAGCTCTTGATCAACTTAAAGGTTTAGATAAGCAGAAATTAGAGTTGAGTGGTGAGGTTAATATTCCTGTTATTAACATCATTCTAAACAAAGATACCAATGATTAATATTGAGTTTACATCAAAACAATCCTTAGCTTGGAATTACCTAGAAGATAGTACCACAGAAGAGATTTTGTATGGTGGTGCTGCAGGTTCTGGTAAGAGTTATTTAGGTTGTGTTTGGCTACTAATTAACTGTGTTAGGTATCCTGGCTCTAAGTGGGTAATGGGTAGAAGGGAACTCAAGAGATTGAAGGAAACTACACTTGCTACATTCTTTGAAGTAGCACACAAATTTGGGTTTGAAGGTATGTACAAGTATAATGAGGTAAATGGTTCAATAAAATGGACAAATGGTTCCCTTATCCTACTCAAAGATTTAGCATATCAACCATCAGATCCTAACTTTGACTCTTTGGGGTCATTAGAAATCACTGGTGCTTTTGTAGATGAGATTGCTGAAATTAGCTACAAAGCTATTGAGGTGTTAGTATCTAGATGTAGATACAAACTCAAACAGTTTGGTATTTGTAAGAAGGTATTTATGTCCTGTAACCCATCTAAGAATTGGTCTTACACCCAATTTTATTTAGCTGACAAGGACAACAAATTAGAGCCCTACAGAAAGTTTATACAAGCACTTCCTACTGACAACCCACACATAGATCCAAGTTATATTAAAAGCTTACAGAGGCTCTCTAATGCCCTCAGAGCAAGATTACTTTATGGTCAATGGGAGTATGGTGAGGAAGATGTTCTATTTGAACCTGAAACATTTGATAGATTGTTCAGTAATGTAGACATTACACCAAAGAAAAAGTACATTACTGTCGATGTGGCACGTACTGGTAAGGATAATACAGTAATTTGTTTGTGGTATGACCTACATATGGTTAAAATGATTCACTACAATGGTATATTATTAGATGAGAGTTCTAGAATTATTGGTGAGTTAGCAAAATCAGAGAATGTAGCAAACAAAGATATTATTATTGACTCTACTGGTATTGGTGCTGGATTAGTTGATATGTTGAAGGGTACTGAGTTTATCTCTAATAATAAGTCAGAAGGTTATCAAAATATCAAAACTCACTGCTACTTTAAACTTAGTGAGAAGATAAAACTTGGTGAAGTTACACTCAACATCACACAACCTGATGTACAATCTACCCTAATGCAGGAATTAGAATGTATTAAAGTGTTGGATAAAGTGGACAACAAGTTAAGTATTACATCAAAAGATGAAATGAAGAAAATTATAGGTAGATCTCCTGACTTTGCTGATGCTATTATGATGAGGATGTTACCTGAAGTAAAGCCTAAATCTAAATTCTACATAGGAGGAGTAAAATATAACTAATATGAAAACATTCAATGATATTACCCTCAAGCAATACAAACAGTATATGCTTTTGGAAGACAAATCTAATGCAGTTGAGGTAGTTAAAATCTTGATTGATAATTGGAAGAATAAAACTAATGATCAAATTAAGGATGAGATTGACCACCTAAACAACAGTGAGTTGTCTAGTATTCTGTTCGCTATTATTGAAATCAATGGTAAGTTGTACGGATTGAACAAAAAGAAGTTATCTTTTGGTGAGTTTATTGACCTACAAACCCTTATGGATGGTAATAACTTCTGGGATAGAGTAGAACACATCTTAGAAATCTACTATAGACCTATTCAAAAGATTAGTTGGTTGCATAGACAATACTTTAAGATTGGTATGTGGTTGTACAAAAAAGCAAACACTGCTAAGAGTGAGAAATTAAAGAAAAAGTACTTATCAAGTGCAAGTGAGATTATTACCAAACTAAAATATACCCTTGAGGAGTACAACCCTGAAGAGAATAGTATTTCAGAGCAACTTTTATCTATGAAAATGGGTAATTTGTATGGCACAACGCTTTTTTTTTGGACTCTTATAGCCAACTACTCAGCAACAACCCTAAGCTCTTTACAGGAGGAGATGAACAACAACAAGACAAAAGTGCAGGAATGACATTTAGATATGATTATGCTGCATCTTGGGGGTGGTTTCACACTCTAAATATCTTTGCTGAGAAGAAAGTATGGATGCACGATACTATTCTTAAGATGGATGCACAACATATCCTCACTCAACTCACCTACTTAATTGATGAAAGTAAAAATTCATAATACCTATTTTAAAATAAAATTGTAATGAGAGCAACAATATTAAACATATCAAACAATATTCTAGAGATTTGCAAATCTCACCTTTTGGTTGAGTACGTATTCTCTGGTAGTATTGATAAACTTGATGATAAAGTTGATTTTAAAGGTAGAACTGCTTGGTTAACTGTACAAAGTATTGGATTAGAGGAAGGTAAAAAGGTAGTAAGATTCAATCTTATTATGCTTGACAAGGAAAACTCTGATAGAAGTAATGAACTTCAGATCCAATCAGATTGTAGCCAAATTTTGATTGATATTGCAGGTAGGTTAAATCAACTTCCACTTAATAATAGCTGGTTAGATATTACCACTGCTGATATTGAACCTTTTATTGAGAAACACAATGGGTATCTTGCAGGTGCTACTATGACATTTGACTATGTATCACTTGAAGATTATGATACTTGTAATGCTCCATTTGATGGTTCTACACCAACAGATAGTGATGAATATATTACCTACATCAATAGATATCTTACTTGTGAAACATTAGCAGCTTGTCCTACTATTATTCAAATCCAAGAAGATATTGCTGCTATTACAGGTGGTACTGGTGGACTTACTTGTGCAACATTAGGTGATTGTGAAACTATTCAAGATATTCTTACTGCACTAGCTAATATTGACTTAGCTATTGAGGGATTAGAAGATTCAATTGAAGGTTTAGTACCATACACTGGTGCTACACAAAATGTTGATTTAGGTGAGTTTGATCTTAAAGCAGGTCAGTTTACTTTAGATACCTCTCCAACAGGTACTGCAGTGGTGGGAACAACTAGATGGAATGATACTATTGGAAGTACAGAAACTACTTTAAAAGGTGGTTCTGTTATTCTTAAGAATGGTGTTGATTTGGTTACAAGAGTAGTGAACAAAGTATCTCCTAATGCTACATTACTTAGATCTCAATATAGAGCTGTTCGTGTTACTGGTGCACAAGGTCAAAGATTAGCTGTTGCTTATGCACAAGCTAATAATGATACTAACTCTGCTGATACAATTGGTTTAGTTTGTGAGGATATTGATACTAACCAAGAAGGTTTCATCATTACAGTAGGACAATTTGAAGGTATCAACACTACGGGAAGTTTGCAGGGTGAAACGTGGAATGATGGAGATGTAATCTATTTATCACCTACCACACCTGGTGGACTTACAAAGGTAAAACCAACTGGATTTACAGGACATATTGTTGTTATTGGATATGTTGAGTATGCACACGCAAACAACGGTAAGTTGTATGTAAAAATTATGAATGGTTGGGAGTTGGAAGAACTTCACGATGTAGGAATCAGTGGTGTTACAAATGGTCAAGCTTTAGTTTATAATAGTAGTAATGGACTTTGGCAAAATGGTGTACCAACTATTCCAACTTTAACTTATTTACAAGCAGGATTACCTTATGTGGTATATAATTCCTCTGCAGCTACCACAATACCTACTACTATAGATTTTACAATCAATACATCTTTACTTAGAAATGGTAGTACTATTATCTTACAAGGATATATTTCGAGAGCATCAGGATCAGGTACAGCAACTTTTAGCTGGACTGCAAATTCAAATGCTAATACAGCATCTCAAAGCTTTACATCAACAACACAATATGGTATTCAATTCTATTGGACTGCTAAGTATATATCAGGTACAACTAGTTTGAGATTCTTCAGAACTCCTACCTCATCTTTCCAAAACAATACTTCAGTCACTCCTCCTTTCTTTGATGTAGCAGCATCTAGTGGTATATTCACTATAAACTTTAGAGCAACTGTTACATCAGGATCTATGACTGGAGCAACTGAAAACTTAACATCTACAATTATCTACTAATATGAAATACTTATACTGGATACAAGAAAATGGACAGGTAGTAGTATACTACTCTGATACATTACCTCAAACCTACTACAGATTGTTTGAGTTGGGTGAGGATGAAAATTATTGGGAGATTTTTAACTAATAATCAATGGCTT